TTCCTAGTTGGATAGTATTTGCTGTTAGCGTACCTGAACTTGTAATTCCTGTTGCTGTTGTTGAAAGTGTTTGATTACCGATTGTTATTGTGTTACCTGAAAGATATAAATCTCTAAATCTTTTGGTCGAAGATCCAATATCGTAAGCAACATTTGTATCAGGTACAATATTTCCTTTTACAGTTCCGTTTAGATTTATGTATGAACCAACACCATCAACTAGTGGTGTGCTGTCGTCACCTACCACACTACCTGTTAAATTACCAACAAAATTACCATAGTGTGTACCACTTATAGCGTCAACTAGTGTTGTGCTATCGTCGGCATACAAACTACCTTTCACGTCACCGATAACATTTGTTGTAATACTACCATCTTCAAGTGCTATAATTCGTGTGTAAACTTCTGTGAAGTTTGTGTTAACCTTATTGAAGGCAGTGTAAAGCGTATCTCCGTCGCCTGCTCCTGCACTTGTACCGGTGTTAATAGTTAGTTGTGCCATAGTAATCAGTTTCTCCGTTACTCATATTTATTCAATAAATACTATTACGATGCCAAGATTAAGTTTATACAGACCAGAAAAATCAGCGGACTATCGCTTTATTGACAAGAACGTTTACGAGTCTTTTCAAGTAGGTGGTACAGATATCTTTATACACAAGTATGAAGGACCTGTAGATCCCGGCGATAATGCTACCGCTTCGCAACCTCGCGGAACTAACGATATACCTGAAACCAAAATACAGGATCTGCTGTTTTTAGAAAATAGAGATAGAAAGTATTCAGATGACGTTTATACTATACGAGGAATTTACAATGTGCAAGACTTAGATTTTGATCTAAGCCAATTTGGAATGTTCTTGCAGAATGATACTATCTTTGTAACATTTCACATGAATAGCAGTGTAGAAAGTTTAGGCAGAAAATTAATGAGTGGTGATGTACTAGAACTACCACACCTAAAAGACGACTATGCACTTAATGATTTTAGTGTTTCACTAAAACGTTTTTATGTTATCGAAGATGTAAGTCGTCCAAGTGAAGGATTTTCACAAACTTGGTATCCGCATTTGCTAAGAGCCAAATGCAAACCAATTATTGATAGTCAAGAATTTAAAGAAATCTTTGATAAGGATTCAGGCGAAGGCACAGGGTCAACTATACGTGATGTGCTTTCAACATATGAAAAAGAAATGCAAATTAATGAAGCAGTTCTTAATCAAGCAAACGAAGATATTACAGGAGATCCAAACCAACCTGTTATAAGCGGGTATGATACAAAACAATATTTTGTTGTACCAACTGATGCACAAGGTAACGTGTTAACACAAGACGGATCTTCAAGCAACGTAACTGTTGACAGTTCAAGTATTAATGCCAGTGCAATTATTAAAACACCAAATGCAAACTTTTATGTTGGATATCTTACAGGTGACGGTGCACCTATAAATGGTGCTCCATACGGGTTTGGTAGCCAGTTCCCACAAGGTAGCAGTGAAGGTGATTACTTCTTAAGAACTGATTATTTTCCTAACAGACTGTTTAGATTTAACGGGAGAAGATGGGTGAAAATTGAAGATGGCGTAAGAGTTGAACCTATGACAAGTGATAATGCTAAGACACAACTAGGTACTTTTGTTAATAACAGCAATAAAAATACAATTAATGGTAAAGAAGTTGAAGAACGTCAAGCACTATCAAAAGCACTTAAACCAAAGGCGGATAATTAATGCAACATTTTTATGATGGACAGATTAGAAGATTTGTAACGCAGTTTATTCGTGTTATGAGTAATTTCAGTTACAAAGACAGTGCTGGTACGCTGAGAAAAATTCCTACCAGTTACGGTAATTTAACACGACAAGTTGCACATATTATTCGTGATAACAGTGAAAACAAGGTTATTAGTGCTCCTAGAATAAGTTGTTATATCACAGGGTTAGAATACGCAAGAGACAGAATACAAAATCCAACACACGTAAGCAAGGTTCATTTGCGTGAAAGAGATTATGATCCTGCAACTGGAGAGTACCTAGATTCACAAGGCCCTGGTTACACAGTTGAAAGACTTATGCCAGTACCATTTAATTTACAAATGAAGTGTGATGTTTGGTCAACAAATACAGATCAAAAACTACAAATCATGGAACAAATGTTGGTATTGTTTAATCCTAGTTTAGAAATTCAAAGCACTGCAAATTATATTGATTGGACCAGTTTAAGTTTGATCGAACTTTCAAGTGTTAATTTTAGTACCAGAAGCATACCACAAGGTGCTGATACAGAGATTGATATCGGTGAACTTACATTTACGATGCCTATATGGATAACACCTCCTGCAAAAGTAAAACAGATGGGAGTTATTCAAAAGATTGTTATGAGTGTTTTTGATGAAACTGGTAGCATATCTGATGGTATTATTGATGCAACCGATCCTATGGCAACAGTAAATGTTACACCTGGAAACTTTGGTGTTTTAATTCTTAACAATACGGCAAGTTTATTACAACCTGGAGAGGGTGTTACAGAATCATCATCAGGAGTATTTGACAGAACAAGTGAGCCAGTAAGTTGGTTCAAATTATTGGATCAATATCCAGGTAAATTTAGAGCAGGCTTATCAACAATAAGACTAGCAAAATCAGACGGTTCAGAGATTGTTGCAACAGCCAGTGTAAATCCTACCGATGATACACAAATGGTATTGAGTTTTGACAGTGATACCGTACCTGGAAATACAGTTTTAAGTGATAGCACAACCAGCAGAGGTACCATAGATGCTATTATTGACCCTACTAAATTTAATCCACAAACAGCAACACTTGCCACAGGCACACGTTATTTGTTGTTGTCTGATCCAAATCCAAACACGTTTGCTTGGCAGGACGAAGCAGTTGGTGCGGCAAATGATATTGTTACATGGAATGGTTCAAATTGGGAAATAACATTTGACGCAAGTGCAAATGAAGAACGTGCCGATTCTAGTGTGGCACAAGACCCTGTCTACATAACTAATACATATACGGGCGTACAGTACAAGTTCACAAACGAACAAGGCGCTTGGTTAAAAAGTTATGAAGGTGAATATCTAAAAGGGTCATGGCGACTAGTACTTTAAAAGATCGTAATATTGTTTGTAGTGGTGCATTGTTTTATGCACGTAATACCAAACGATTTTTATTCCTAGAACGTACAAAAACTAAAACCGCTGGACAGTGGGGACTGGTTGGAGGTATGGCAGAAGGAAACGAAACGCCTTGGAAAGCACTAGAACGTGAGATCAGTGAAGAAGTTGGTAAAACGCCACCTATTAAAAAAGTTATTCCACTAGAAATGTTTACATCAAATGATAGTAAGTTTTTCTTTCATACATATCTTGCTATTGTTGACAATGAGTTTATACCAACACTTAATCATGAACACAGCGGTTATGCTTGGACTAACGTAAACTGTTGGCCTAAACCGTTGCACATTGGATTACGCAACACCCTGCAAAACAAAGCAATCAAAGACAAATTACAAACTGTATTGGATTTGTTGGTTTAAAGAGTAATAGTAGTATTACTGCCAGTGTAGTTTACAGTTTGCCAACTTCCGCCGTCAATTCTATAAAGTAGAACACCGTGATTGCCATCTAAACCAGCCGCTGGACTTGTGGTAAACGCACCTCCATAAGCAATATTGCTTCCTGGATATTGGCTATCACCTGTTCCTGCCGGTCCTCTCATACTACCATAACTTGTATCTGTTCCATCACCCCAACGTTGAAAACTTTGTGTTGTAAATGTGTGCGAAACATAAGTAACACCTGCTAAACTTGCATTTCCTGATGCATTATAAGTCACACCGGAACCTCTTGCAAAAGCAGAACCAGCGGCTCCACCGCCTCCTGACCAAGATTGGTCATCGTTAGCACCAGAACCTCCGCCAAAGTAGCCGCCACCGCCACCGCCACCTGAACCCCATGCATTTCCGTAGTAGATAGCATTTGCGCCTGCTAGTGTTCCGCCTGTAGCACCGTCACCTTGTGAATTTGTTGAATCGCCACCGGCACCACCTGCTGTAGGAGTCCCGCCAAAGGCATAGTTATTAAAGTAACCAAATTGTCTTTCACCTCTGTTACCAACACCGTTAGCATCTTGAATACCACCACCGCCATTAGCACGGTCATTTCCGTTTGACGGATAACCAGGACCGCCAGCGCCGCCTCCACCGCCAGGGGCAATTAGTATAGCACCACTTTGTGATTTGC